CACTTGTACTAACCATAGGACTATTAAGGCCACTAATGTTAATACTAATCTGAGGCATACTACCACCACTCTTAGCTGCATCAAACACTGAGGCTGGTAATATCCTATCCATTGCTAACTTAATTGCTGCCATCTGTCCGGGATGTTCATCATCCAAAGCTATCTGAATCATCTTATCAAGGATTCTAGTACCACCTGTGGCTAGTAACCTCTCCTTGAACTCTTGAAGTCTACCTGCATCACCTACAGGTCTACCTACCTTATTCTTAGTTCTGTTCTTAACAGCTTGAAGGTCAGTCTTTGGAGGTCTACCCTTACCACGCAGTTTAGGCGACATAACCATTGAGACACTATCATCTTGCTTTACTTCCATCGTCTTTATCCTCTATAGGGGAGACTTTTACATATAGTACTATAGAGTACTAAGACATTATATTTAAGTTATATAAGACATAATATTAATTTACTTAGTAAGTAATTACTTATAATAATTAATTTAAGTGGTATTTAACTTCTATGTTCCCCTACTAGGGTGTACGCCTTCGGCTATACATATCAGCCTACTTAGTCTTAACTTAGTAGTGGGGTCAGGCTACTTAGTAAACATAGTTATTTGCTATAGAGAATATTGTATCATACTTATGTCTATTTGTCAAGCTTTTATTGTCTTATACACATATATTTTTACATCTATGTGATTGTAGTCACATTTATGTTCACTTAAAAGTTCCCTTGCTAAGGTGTACATTGTATACACTTTTGCATACATTTTAGATACTTTGTAGTCTACACTACTTTTACTTTACAAATCAAGTACTTATAGTTACTTCATCTGTCCCTAATTAATCCTTTTTAGTTTTACTTTTTTGTGAACTTTAGAGGCTCCTGCAATAGTAAACTCCAAAGACAAGGCATACCCCCAGTCACTTTATAGACTGAGCAGTCACAATCTGTACTCTAAAGTTCATATGTACACTTATGAGTTAAACTCATATGTACACTTATGATCTAGGTCTAGTTAGTCAACGTCTAGTTAGTCAACTAGAGGTACAGTGAGGGGCGATGTAGTACCCTTTGAAGTACTAAGGTTATACTATAAAGCCCTTCAAAGCATAAGGTTATTGTAGTCTTATATAAGACATAAGATATAAGACATAAGAGTAAAACAGTATGAGAATAACTCACGCAACATGTGAGAATAACTATAGATAAAAGTATAAGTTGTAAGGTTCATGTAAGTTTCAAGCTTGATACTCTATCCATCGCAACAACAAACCAAAGGGTTTATATCATGATAGATAAATTAATTGACGTATGCTTTGCCGTGCTAATCGGTCTAATGCTTGCTGCCGGTGCGCTTGCATACTTTGACGTGCTCACAAAATAAACTAGGGATCTAATATCATGCAAATTAAATTGTTTTCAAGTAGTGCTCAAAAATTCAAAGCTTTACAAGGGCTTGCAATAGCTATACAAGGCGGCACGCAACATAGTGCCATGCAAGCATTAAAGGGCTTGCAAGCTTCAAGCATGTTCACGGGTAAAGGGTGGCAAGATAATTTTGCAAAGCTTGAGCATACATTTAAAACCTTAGATCCTAATTATAGTGTATTTTCTTTGAACGGTAATTCTAAGTTACCGTTCGTATCGTTCTCAAGCTTGCCCGGTGTGACATGTCCGGGGGCGGGCGAATGCTTAGAATTCTGCTATAGTTTCCGTGCGTGGCGTTATCCCGCTGCGTTCATGAGACAAGCGCAGAATGCATATTTAATGCGCTATGCTCCCGATTCTATCGTCAAAGCTTTGCACATTGTAGATGCATCGTTTAAGGGCTTACAGTATGATGTCCGATTGTATGTTGACGGTGATTTCAGTAGCGACAATGACGTGAAATTTTGGTTTGACCTAATTAAAACCGTGCCGAATGCAAGGGTTTACGGTTATTCAAAAAGCTTCAATCAAATTATGTCTTATGAGGGCGAATTGCCGTCTAATTATGTCCTTAACACTTCAGGCGGGCACAATGCGCACGGTGCAATGATCACGGCAATTAAGACATTGTCAATCACTAGGGGCGAATTTATTGCCGTTCGTATAGGTAAAAAGGTTCGATCAAGTGATCACGGCAAGCCGGAAACCGTCAAAGCCTTAAGGCAAGCATTCACGGGCAAAGCTTTTCCATGTCCGGGCACATGCGGTACATGTACGGGCAAGGGCCATGCATGCGGTATGCAAGCTTTGAAGGGCGTGCCGATTATCATTGCCATGCATTAATGATGCTAGATTTTAGACTGTAGCGCATGCGTGACATGCGTTATGGCCTACAATTTTGTAGGTTTTTAATCCAAACTAAGGGTAATTAAAATGTTGACTATTGAAGCAAGCAAAACCGTTCGCCCATTGCACGTTATTGCACGGGATATCTATCAAGCATGGCCTAAAGTGAACTATGCGGCAAAACCGTATTTAGAAGCGATGCGGGATCTATCGTCTATTAATGATCGTTATGGTTATGACGATGCAAGATCTATTGTCTTATACTTTTTGTCTAATGCTGCAAGCTTTAAGGGCGATACAGCTAAGCTTTTAAAGCTTGAATTGAAGGCTATTGCAGGGATCAAATAACATGTTAAAACGTTTCACTACACTACAAAAAACCCGCATTGTCAATAATATTGTAAGGGCTTGCAAAGATCCTGATAAGCTTAATAAACAAGGTTATCAATTCTTATATCTTGCAAGCGGGTTTATAGCCCATTACAATTTAAGGGGTTTTATTGGGCACTATTCCCAATGGCATAGCCTTAAAAGTGATATATTGGAAAATCAACGGTTCAATCAATGGCACAATTTTGGCGTGAATGACAATGATTTTGGCTATTACATGGATAAACGTGCGATCTACAATGCAATTTGCATTCAATTGAAAGAGGGTGAATAAAATGCTTACAGTGAACGACTATAAACGCAAAACCAAAGAACAATTGCGCTATATCATTGATGATGCTACATTGGCGGCAAGGGCTATGCAATCAATTGGCAATAGTGCTGCAGAAGGCAAGTATCGGGATCAAGTGAACGATGCATGCTCAGAATTGTATAAACGGTCTATTAAAGTCTTAAGGGGCAAGCGATGATAAAACGTATGCGGGCAAGGTTTAAGGGGCTATGCTGCAGATCCGGTGCACGTATCAACATTGGCGATGAAATAATGTACGATACGGTGACACGGCAAGCATGGATCACAGTAGACAATGACAGATAACACACTATATAGGGAAACAGTAAAATGACTAATAAAAAGCATTGTGAGGTGTGGCTTGGTAATATGTCACATGGGAACTTTTATGTTGCTAGGTATGGCGACAGTGAACCAATGGTGATTGTGCATAGCATCGATGAAAAACTAATTATGGATCCCGATGATGTCGATGAATACATGGTTTCAGAGGGCTTTGACAGTTATCTGATACCCTCTGAGTTCAAGGGCAGCATTGTATTTTCAACGGATTTTATGAAAGGTTTAACTGCAGAATGAATACTAAATTACTAAAACATTCACGTGAACTATTCAAGTCTTATGACGTGCCTGAGCACGTGAGGCGAAGCTATCGTCTAAAGTGGGTGAGATCAATAAGGGCTTTGGGTGATAATTGGCTATTGTCTAAACACGTTCAAAGAAAGGAACCAACACAATGACAATCGACACAATAACCTTTCACTTTGTAGGGGCATTAGAGGATTCATTCGCCATTGTAGATGTTCAATGTCAGGTTGATGAAGATGGTGATTGCAGGGACTTAGACTCTGTGATGTATCAGGGTTTAGACTTGCTTCAAGTTATCTCACACAGTCAATGGGAACATCTTGAATGGCAAGGATCAAAGAAATATAAAGCTGAGAATCTTGAACAAGCCACCATTGACCATGACAATCAAAGCCCTTTGGAAGCCATCTATGGCCTCTTAAAGCCATCATTTTACATTAGGTAAGGGGTAGGTAGCCATGATCTCAGACGTTGACTTAAAAGACTGGATAAAGGAACCAAAGAAAATGAAAAATGAATACTGCTATCAGGTAAGCCCAACAATGGATGTGTGGGTGTATGCTTCTAGTGAAGAAGAAGCTGAAAGCATGGTCTATGAGCAGCTTGGTTATGACCCTGACATGATGGACTTAGTCGAAGTCAGGGAGGATGTATGAAATGCTTATGTTGTGATCGACTACTAACGGACTATGAAAGTACACGTAAACACGCTGTAACGAGTGCCTTCATTGACCTATGCCAGCAATGTTTCAAAACTGTACAGGCTGACTCTCACTTGCCTACAAAGGACAGGAAAGACTTAATATCATCCGATGATATAGACGACAGTGCTGAGGCTGAGGATGATGACTGTCACGTTAGCGACACCAACACTGAAGGAGAGCATTGACAATCTGTACTTTGTGTGCTACCCTAACTTTAAAGATACTACAAAGTATCTAGGATGATTCATAGAAGTTAAATACACTATATAAGTATTATTTAAGTAATATACTTATAAAGACTTTAAAGTAGACAACAACCCTTGAAAGGATAATTTATGTCTATAGAACTGTTTGATGATGATGTTGATCTTGATGTCGTTCAGTATGAGTGCTGGTATTGGTCTGTCATTGACAGTATGGCTGAACTGATAATGAACAATGGACAAGGTAAGGTAATGTCTCATGTTGCTGAGGCTGTCTTGCATAAAGTGCACAATGGCTACGTGATAGCCAAAGAGAATGAAGATCCTTTAGCATGGTAATGGCTATATTTGTCTTCATCGTAACTTTAATTAAACTGGTACTAAGTAAATGACTATTGACGATAACAAACCTTGGCCTTTCCCGTCACACTTTGGTGATACTACTGAAGATGATAAGCTTAAGGCTGATTGCCTTGAACTTCTACAGGACTTCACAGCCTTCCAGCTTCGAGGTGAAATCTACTATGGCTACCTTGATGTGAGAGCATTGAAGGTCATTGAAGAACTACGTAAGGACATAAATGAAACTAAACCTAGTACGTAAACCTAAGCTTGAGTCTAAACTCATTAAGCATATTGCCTGTGATGCGTGTGGTAGTTCAGACGCTAACGGGTTGTATGATGACAATCACACATACTGCTTTTCATGCAACACTTACTACAATGAGATGGATGCTGATGAACTGTCAGTTATGCAACAAGCAGTAGCACCACGAGTGGCAGAGCCACGAAGAAAGCAAGCAATGCTAGAGATTAAAGGTCAGATTAAATCGATACCGGAGAGAGGTATTACCCTTCAAACCTGTGAGAAATATGGAGTTACACAAGAAAATGGACAGCACTTTTATCCTTACACTGACGATACCGGAACACAAGTCGCAGCAAAACTTAGACGAGTGGCAGACAAAACTTTCAGCATTCTTGGAACATTCACGAATGCTAGGCTTTTCGGACAGCAGCTCTTTCACGCAGGTGGCAAAGCAGTCACCATTACCGAAGGAGAACTGGATGCTCTAGCAGCTTTTCAGATGCAAGGTAGCCTATACCCTTCAGTGTCAGTCAGGAACGGTGCACAGGCAGCGTTAAAGGACTGCAAGGCACAATATGAGTGGCTTAACTCCTTCGATAGTATCGTGATCTGCTTTGATGCTGATGAACCGGGTAAGAAGGCTGCAAAGGAAGTGGCTGAATTGTTTGGTAATAAGGCTAAGATTGTGAAGCACTTGAGTGGCTACAAAGATGCTTGTGACTACCTCATTGCTGGTGCTACCAAAGAGTTTGTCAATGAGTGGTGGAGAGCTGAGGTTTACATTCCAGATGGCATCATCAATGCTGCATCTCTGTGGGAGGAAGTCATTAAACCTGAGGCTAAGGCTGAGGCTATGTACCCTTGGAAGGGCTTGAATAAGCTTCTCTATGGTATCAGACCTTCAGAGTTAATTACAGTCACAGCAGGTAGTGGATTAGGTAAGAGTCAATTCCTACGTGAGATATTGTTCAATATACTGAACACTACCAAGTGGAACATTGGAGGATTATTCCTTGAAGAGTCCACTCGTAAGACTGCTAGAAGCATTATGTCGTTACACGCTAACAAGCTTCTGCACTTGCCTGACACCCCAACAACTGAGAAGGAACTTAAAGATGCTTTCGATGCAACACTTGGCACTAATCGTGTTTATCTCTTTGACCACTTCGGTAGCAGTGACGTTGACAACATTGCCAACAGAATCCGATACATGGCTAAAGCTTGCGATTGCAGGGTTATCTTTCTTGACCACATCAGTATTGTTATATCTGGTCAAGACAATGGAGATGAGCGTAAGGCTATTGATAACATGATGACGAAGCTTCGTACACTGGTGCAAGAGCTGGAGATCACATTGATCTGTGTCAGTCACCTTCGTAGACTGCAAGGGAACCAAGGTCACGAAGATGGAGGCAGTGTCTCATTGT